GGTTGAACTCGCGTTCATGGACAAGCAGCTGGATCAAATGGTTGCAGGACAGACATTCGAGCTTAACCAGGCGCGGCTATCTCTTGAAGAGGCAACCGCGATGGCGCATCTGGACGATAAGGCCCAGTCGCGTATAGACCAGTACCACATCAACATGGAAGAGATGGCGGAACGGCATCAGGCTGAGCTGTCCAAGTTCAACATGGAGAACCAGACCAAGCGCGACCTAGTCGCTGCAAAGCTCAACGCTGACGGTGGATTGAAAGGCCGTGAGCAGGCAATGAAGGAGCGGGAGATCGCTAACGAGGAGCGAGAGCTTACTCATAAGATAACAACAGGGGAGTCAGGAATATGAGCACACATGCTCTCGTGACGCTAGTTGAGGCACAGATCGATAAGCGTATAGCAGCGCTCCAAGATACAGCCCTCAACCCCCTGACAAGCGGTGATGTGCGACTAACAGCATGCATCCGTAGACAGCAACTCATAGACGTTCGTGCAATCCTTCAAGGAACCGCGAACGAACTCTGACATTTAACGCTACCACTCCTGCGGGACTGGTGGCACGAGGACATAACATGCCAAAGCACTCTCAACAGGAAGAAAGTTCCGCCTATGAAGCTGAGTGGGGTCTCGATACCGACGCCCCGCAGGCCACAGCACCAGAAGGCGCAGCAGACGACCCCCAGTCTGACGACGAGTTTACCGACCCCGAGTCAGCAGCAGACGTCCCCCCAGCGGCGACCCCAAACGAACCTGAAGTTAAGCCAGAGGTGGCCGCGACTGATGAGGATATTTGGGCGAATGCTACTGAGGCACAGAAGCTTGCGATCCGACGCGCAGAGAATGAACGGCAGTCGGCGGCAAACCGTGCTAGACAACATGAGAACAGTCTGGCTGAGCGTGGACGAGAACTGAAAGCACTGCGAGAAGAAAAGCTCGCACTGGAGAAGGCCTCGCAAACGCCAACGGAGTTTGAATCATCTCACGCAGTATACGGTGCGGACATCAATACGATGATCGAACGTAAGCTGGCTGACTTGAATCTCCCGGTTACTCAGCCCGAAGAAGAGAAGCCTGCTGCGCAAGTCGAGCAAGAAGTGTTCGATGTAATCACAGCTGCGCACCCCGATGCTGGGGATATCTTCAACTCTGAAGGTTGCCAATCAATGCTTGCGGACAACCCGGCTATCAAGGTAGACGGGAAGGCGTATTCATTCAGTGATGTCCTCCTATCCAGCGATCCAAACATGGCAGTGGAAGCACTGTCCTACTATAAATCCACTCTTGCGGCTGCTGAAACCTCAGGCCTTGAAGGCATGAAATCAGCAAACACAGTGTCAGGGAAACCCGACATGCGCACGGCTGCTCAGTACACCGATGCTGAAGCCTATGACGCCGAGTGGGACGAAGACGATTAAGGAATAATCAAATGGCCGATCCAACTCCCTATACAGTATCAAACTGGGGCACCATCGCAGCTAAGCTCGAGAAGCAGGCACTGCGTCACGCACAGCCCACCCTCGTTCTTGCAACTGGTGCAAAGAAGTTCTCCCTCGAGAAGAACAACACTAAGACCCTGCGCTGCCGCCGGAATGTTCCTTACGCCGCTGCGACTACCGCACTGACCGAAGGAGCAGCTCCTTCAGCTACTGCACACACCTACGTCGAAGTTGACATGGCGCTGCTGCAGTACGGCGCATTCGTGCGTGTAACTGACGTGTTGGTTGACCTGCACACCACTCCGGTGCTGAGCGACATCAACAAGCTGAACGCTGAACAGGCAGCTGCCACTAAGGAAGCTCTCCTGTGGGGTATTCTGCAGGGCGGCACCGTGACCTTCTGGTCTGGCGGCAGCTCAACTGCAACAGTCGACGAGACGTTGACTCTGGAAATGCAGCGCAAGGCTGTGCGTACTCTGAACGGTAACAAGGCGAAGAAGTTCACTTCTATCGTGTCTGGTGGCGTGAAAGAGAACACCTATCCGGTTGAAGCGTCTTTCATCTGCTTCGCTCACACCGATGCGGAAGCCGCTATCCGTACCATCGCTGGTTTCGTACCTGTCTCGCGTTATGGCAGCATGAAGCCTATCCACGAGCAGGAGCTGGGCGCTGTAGATAGCGTTCGTTACATCCTGTCTGCTGATCTGGACTCCCAGTTGGATTCCGGTGCAGTGCACGGTGGTGTTCTCCGTTCTAACGGTGATGCTGCTGACGGCACCAAGGCTGACGTGTACTCCGCGATCTACGTGGGCATGGACGCTTACGGCTGTCTCAACCTGGCGGGCAAGGGTATATTCACTCCCGTCGTTGTTCCTGTCGGCCAGCCCTCTGCCTTCGATCCGCTGGGTCAGACAGGTTCTGTCGGCTGGAAGATGTACTCCGGTGAGACGATCCTCAACAGCGACTGGATCGTTGTTGTTGAACACGCTGTAACTGAGTAAACCGCAACCGGCATAGTCCGGTAGTTGAACTGAGGGTGGCCTTTCGGGGCCGCTCTCCTTTTATTTCGAGGGAAACACCAAATGGCAACACCAAAGATTCCTGAACTCAATCAGAATAACATTCACGACGCGTCGATTGGCGAGATACGCCTGTACGCGACTGAAGTGTGTGGCATTGAGTTCGACGAGGGCGCAGCGCGTTCTACAATGATACACAGTGTAATCGAGTCGCAAGACTGGTTGCAGAAAGACCCGGAAGACGGCGCCACTCACATTGAGATAATCATCGGCAAAGAGCCGGGCATCACTGGAGACTTCCCATATCGTGGAGGTGCCAATGGTCGCATGTTCTCTGTGAAGCGCGGAGTGCCAGTCATCATACCGATGGCTTATTGGCAGTCTATCAAGTCTGCACAGGCCCGCCCCGGATTCACCATCGTGCCACTCACTGACATGAAAGAGAACTCACCAGCAGAAGAGCGGTTACCACGTTCCGGTGCGCCTGTCAGTGTACTGCGCTACATCACAAAGTAAGGACTACTGAATGAACTACCTTCAGCTCGTGAACGACTTCATGATCGAAACCAGCATGGACGATCAAATATCCTCAGTGCTGGCCCAGCTCGACGACGGACTGAAAGCGACCACATGGATACGCGATGCGTGGACAGAGATCCAGCGCAACGAGACGTGGAAGTTTCGATGGGCTGAGGGTAGCTTTCCAACAGTAGCTGCACAACGCCGGTACACACTGGCGCAGCAGAACCGTGTAGCAGGCGACAAGCTTGACCGCACGCAACTAACAATAGGCACCGGCAGGCTGACAGAGGTCGACTATGACCTAGTCCGCTTCTCGACATCCCCCGGCACGCCGACGTTGTTCTCAGTAAGACCCGACGAGAGCATCGAGCTGTACTACATACCAAACGCTATCGAGACGGTGAACTACGAGTACTGGAAGGCGCCGGTTGTCCTCGCTGACGACACAGACACCCCAGACATCGACCCGGACTGGCACAAGGCCATAGTGTGGAAGGCGATCATCAACTACGCCCGAGAACAGGGACGTGAGTGGGACGGGTTATACCGTGCAGCCAACCGCGAGTTCAAAACAATCTACTCAGACATGCTTATCGAGTTCTTGCCGCCCTATCAAGGGAAGGTGCCACTCGACGGCTAAAGGAACCTCATGGCTAATACACACATTGCGCTGGAAGGAGGTTTAGACCTCGAGACACCCCCGATAGATGCCAAGCCCGGCCAAGCACTCGAAGCCCTGAACTTCTATGAGTCGGTAAAGGGCGGATACACGACGCTGAAGGGCTACGAGAAGTACAGCGGGCAACCGAAGCCGTCATTGGCTAGCTACTACCACGTTGCCGTAACGGACATGGAGGACGCTGCTGGTGCGGTGTCTTTGACCGTCGGTGCTGCTCTTGTTCTAGGCACGCTGACGCTGACGATAGCTGCCGTGTATACGCAGGCCGGGCCGCCAGACCAGATGGTCATCATCGGTGTAGAGCCTGTAGGCATAGCACCAACGCTGCCGCTTGCGTTCGATACCGGGGCATCAGTTGACGCGCTCACTGCAGTAGGCGACGCCTATTACTCGTGGGAGACATCGTCCGGTGATGACTACCTGACTATAGCTCAAGACCTGCGCAGGGCGGCTATCTTGGCTGTGCCAGGCGACGGAGCTGTCTGTGGCGTCGCGCAGTTTGAGGATACAGTCCTTGCGTGGCGTGGCACCGCCGGAGCACTGCAGTGTTACAAGGACACGGCCAGTGGCTGGTTCACTGTGCCTTATGCTGAGGTGTGGACTGTTGACGTCACAGCTGCGACAGTCGCTTCGGTCGGTGACGTCTGCAACACAGCCCAGCACATTATCGTTGGGGTTTATGACTACCTCACCGCTGGCGTGCCGGACACAAACAAACGCGTCTACGTCATAGACCACGTCTACGGATCTGCACCAACAGCCTTCACCAACATAGTCGGCGCCGTAAACCACGGAACGGTTATCGGACAGGTCGCGTGGGCTCCGGCGTCAGCGGGAAGTAACGTGCAGTATGAGGTACACAACTTCGCAGGGGGCACAGCGACCAACAACCTGTACTTTGCCGACAATGTGAACGTGCCTATGGTCTACCTCGGGGATCTCGACATCATAGCTCCTATCAGTTCCGACTATCGCACGCTCAGTGAGGTAGCCAGCTTCGTCGTAGCGCACAACTCCCGGCTGTTCATCGCGACAGGCAGCACATTCATTACCACCATTGCAGGCGATGCGACCACTATTGACGGTACATTGCTGTCGGTAGAGGTCGGCCTCGGTGACGTGATCACCGGGTTCACGGCCACTGCTTCAGACAAGCTGGCAATCTTCACGAGGAACCACACGTATGTGCTCTCGGGCAACAGTGCAGCGGACTGGATACTGCAGCCTGCCAGTAAGAACTCTGGCGCCCGGCACGGGTGTACTGCACAGACAGACGACGTGTTCAGCTCAGACGACCGGGGAATCACCCGGCTGAGTCGTACCGATACACTCGGCGGATTCGCTGCTGCAACCATCACTGACGACATCCAGTCGCTGTTCACTGCAATACACGCTAACGCTACGTGCGCCACGACTATTCGTGAGCTGAACCAAATGCGGTTCTACTACGGCAACCGTGCAATCATCGCATCGCGAGTACCATACAACGCCAACGGTAACGAGGGCATACGGTATGGGGTGACTGAGGCGCTGTTCAACGTGCCGGTGCTGAATGTGTCCACTGAGGAGAACCTCTCTGGGGTGGAGCAAACATTCTTCGGAAGTGATGACGGGTTTGTGTACCAGTCTGACGTCGGTTCGAGTGCGGATGGTTCTGAGATGGAGTTCATCCTGACGCTGCACTTCAACCACATGGGCTCACCGTTGATCCGTAAGCGGTTCATAGGGGTCGACATCGAGGCCAAGGTAATCGCACCAACTACCTTCCAAGTGTTTTACTACATGGATGACGGGCAGAAGACCTTCGACCCACGCACGGTTGCGTTCGTTGGTGGAGCTGCTGACTTCGACGTTGCGCTGTTCGACTCTGCAGTGTTCGACGCGGTGCCTCTAACACGACCACGCATGACCCTCAGGGGAACTGGCTACAACTTGCAGCTCTCATTCTATAGGCAGTCCGCTCACGAGCCCCAGTCGACACTGACAGGCTACGCGATGCGGTTCAAAGAACGCTCACTGGTGGCTCTCTAATGGCGAAACTATTTGATATATATAAGACGTTTCGTCCCCGGACGACCATACTATCCGACGACTTCAACTCCTTCCAGGCGGCACTATCTGCGGCCTTCGCGAAGCTGGGTACGGAGCCGCCTGTAGGTAAGTATGGTGTCAGCACAGCGTTCTACTGCGCAGACCCAACTGAGGCGCAGCACTCTGTCACAAAAGCATACCTCGAAGGGCAGATCGACGCTCTGGTAGCGGGTGCTCTAGTGTCCGAGACTGCGGCTGCACAGCAGTCTGCCGATGACGCAGAGGTGTCGAACTTGGCTTCTGCTGCATCAGCTGCCGCTGCTTTGGTAACTCAGAGCAATACAGCAGCGCTCCGGCTCTCCGACGCCTATTACCTCACCTTCTTCTTTGGTCATTCATAAGGCACCGATATGTCAAACCCATCACTAATCGCTGCTGTCGAGCTGACCGCAGCCACAACAATGAACGTCTTCGGCGGCCTAACTACAGGCGCCATGTTCAACCTCAGGTTCACCAACCGCAGCTTCGCTGACATCACATTGCGCGTTGGCCTGAGCACCGTCACTGGCACGATACAGAACGCGGGGCTCATCTGCTACGAGCAGCCCATTCCGCCAAACGGCACGTTTGAGATTACAG